TTTATCTGGTGATGCTGCAACCCATTGATTCGTATCATATACTTGTAAAGCTTTTGAGGTAGTATTATACCAAAAGTCGCCCGACTTAGGAGAATCAGGCGCCGTTGCGGATATTGTCGGTGCTCCAGAAGTTGCTGCGGCTTTTGTTTCCGCACCATCCGCGGTCCGTTGCGGAATAGCTGTAGCAAAAACTCCTTTTGAACCAAAGGCTTTTGCCACATAACTTGATTTTGATCTTGCCATCTATTCCCTCTTATAGTATTCCTTCAAGATAAGATCACAAATTATCAAACATTCTTTATATCCCTTTTTAAAGCGATTTTTCACATGACCATTATCTTTGAACCATTTGATATTATTTATAAGACCTGGAGTTTTAGATTTGGGTATTTCAAAGTTTTCTACATAAGTTTCATATTGGAAACGTAAATTTAATATTTCTTCAATAGAAGTCATGCAATTGCCTCATACAAATCTTTCCATGTATCATATCTAGGGACGCCACCATTCCAGAAAGGATCTTCATTAAATGTATGTGAGATTAAAACTGAATCTAGTCCTTGGTTTATTCCAGAGACAGCATTTTCAGATTTATCTTCGACCCATAAAAGTCCACTATCTTTATATTTACTAAGCGCCTCATCTTTATCAGCACCAATATCTAAGAATACAAATGATTCAAATGCAGTTTCTCCGAACAATCTTTTCGTATTTTCGATACGCAATTTCTGGGAGAATGGATTTAATGATAGTGAAGTAATCATATGAAAAACGTATCCGTGTTCTTCATGTAATTTTTTAACATATTTCATTGCATCACGCAATGGCGGCAAATAACCAACTCTTGAAGATTCATTGAAGAATTTTATAAGCCTACGTTTTTCACTTTCGCTAATGCTATATTTTGCAGCCATGTCATATGAGTGTTCAAATTCAGAATTTACTATATATCCATTATCAATCATCCATTCGCTGAAACAGCGTTCCCAGTCCATGAGAACGCCGTCGCAGTCAGTTAGAATCACTTTCTTCATCTTATCTCTTTCAATTTGTTTCATAATAAAGTTATAGCATAATAAGATTTATTTGTCAACCATTATTTACGTCTTTATCGGTATAATCGCCTTCTACATCATAAAAAGCATGATCTATGTGATGCCCCTTTAATCTTAAACTAGTTCCGCTTTCTTCAACATCCCTAATTCTAAAATCTTTATTCAATGATTGCGCCTTGTGTTTGTCGCGTTTTTTATTTCGTGGATCGTACCGACTGAATTTAGCCATCTTAAATCATTCTACCTCTCTGTTATGCGAAAATTTTGCTAAGTGTTTGTGGTCCTGCAATGCCGTCGGGCGTACAGTCATTTTCTAATTGCCATGCTTTGAGTGCTGCCTCTGTACCGCGTCCAAAATCACCATCAGCGTCAAGACCCAGTGCTTCCTGGAGTTTGGCTACTGTGTCGCCCTTGGATCCTCTACGGACAAGTTTCAATTCTACATCGTCATTATCATCGTCAAAATCGACATGACCACCAAGCACCTCAAGAGCGTGGGCATAATGCTTCTTACGATCAGCAAGACCAATAGTGCCGCCGTTTATGCGCTTTGTCATTCTCACAATATCGTCGGCATCACAATACTTATTAATATTATTTGTTTTCCAGAACCAACATGCACTTTCAATAGCACCTTTTGGAGTGCGTACATAATCTGTTGCCTCTTCAGCAGACATTCCAACAGTCTTACCAAATTCAGTGTAGTTATAGCGACCCGTTAGCTGTAGAATGCCACCACCCCTGAATGTCCAACCATCGCCAGATGCAGTATCTCCGTTGTCCATACGACCCGCATAAATACGGTTAGCAATCTTTTCTGGCTGTCTATGATACTTTTGAGCATCAACTCCAGCGCGGTGAAAATACTTACCAAAAATAGCATTAAGTGCCTTGGCGCTATAATTCAAATTTTCCGTAATAGTTTTGTAGCTTGCACTTTCATGTGCAGTCTGAGCAATAAAACCAGCAACACGATTTGGTGTAGTAATCTCGTATTTTGGAAACATTTCTACCATGGCGTTGTACCAGTCAGATACATCATCCTTATGCAAAATTGTTGCGACCTGATCTTCTGTAAAATCAAAATCCATCTTGTCCGAACTCCCTTGTGTTTTGTACTTCAGCGGCAAAAGAATCATAACCGCCAATATGTTTTCCGTGCCAAAAAATTTGTGGCACAGTCTCAAAATTTCCAACTCTTTCAATCAACGTCTGATATATATCTAAATCAGAAGCATCTTTATACACATAATCTAAATTATATTTTTCAGCAAGCTCCTTAGCTTGATCACAAAAACCACATCTACTAGTTCCGTATATTTCTATCATGTTTTCCTCTTTGAATTTCTAATGGTCTGAATGTACTATTGCCCGTGTTCTCTAACATTTCTTTCGTCATTATATAGTCGCGCACTAAGTCGCTCCTCACAATATCTTCCCAACCAAAATTAACAATTCTAAAGAATCTCATCTGTTCGATAATCTGCATAAATTTAATGATGCCGTCACTTTCGTCCTTAAATTTAAAATCTGTCTGTTTATGATCTCCGCAGAAAATTAGCCGACAATCTTTACCAATTCTAGTAATCACAGAATCTAGTTCATGGAAGTTTAAGTTTTGCATTTCATCTACGACAACAATTGCTTGGTCAAAAGTACAACCTCTAAGAAATGATGTTGTTTCAAATTGAATCTTATTTGCAGTTTTCATCTTATTATATGCGCCCTCAAAGCCAAATAGTTCTGAGCATACAAGACGATACGGCGCCTCATAAGACGCTTCCTTTTCTTCCTTAGTGCCTGGCAAAAAGCCTTGGTCTCTTGTCGTTACGGCAGAGCGCAAAACAATAATCTTCCTATAGATATCAGGATCATTCAACATTGCTTCTAATGCAAGATATAATGCAATAAAAGTTTTACCTGTGCCCGCACTACCTGACATAACTAAATTTGCATCGTCATCCCAATAGTCGAAAGCTAATTTCTGATTTTCGGTAATAGGATCAATTTCCATTAGTTCTTCTATATTCACAGTCAGAGAATTATTTTTCTTCATTTTATACAGTCCTGATAGTGTTATTTCTGCCAGAACCTTCTTTAGTTCTATTCATCAAATCTTTAAACCCCTGCGGAGTTTGACCTAACATATCTCGCCTTGAGCCGATAAATCCTGCTGTAGATAATCCCTGAGTCAAATTTTTATTTTCTGAAAGCATTTCTTGTAATTTTGACCAAGTACATTGTACTTCCCAAGACTCATCTGTTGTAGTATTTTTTATTGTATAAAGTGGCATCATTCATATCCATCTGAATTGCTAATTTCTGTTTATGTAGTTCTAGTTCCCAATGTCTAACTATTAGAAATTTATTCTTGTGGTCTCTCGGCAATTTCTTGGCTCTTTGCAAATTGTCATACTCATATTTAACTAACTTGCTACGGCTGTAAACCAGTCCGGTATTTGTCGTTTGGACCATGACATTTTAAACCTTTCTTGCTTTGTCTTATAGTACAATTTATACGATTTTATTGGATCGTCTGGAAAAATACATTCTGGTGCTGCACCCATAGCTAATTTGAACGGTGTTTGTTCTATGTCTGGTATATTTTTAGGAGCAACACGGAGGGCATGTTCTAACTTAGTCTGCGTTAAATGTACTTTGTTATATCTATATGAATATTCTTGACAGAGCGCCACAAAATGTCTATAGTGCCAGTCGTAGTTTGCTTTGGATTCCATAGTCCATACTGTACATGGATGGTAATGATGGACAGCTTTATAAAACAAATCTTCTCGGTCGTCTAGTAATTCGTAGTATTTTATAATACGTTTGCCAGACTTAGATCGCTTACGACATTCTACACCGTCTGCCATGCGGTGAGCGGTACAAAGCATCTGACCACTTTCTAGTATCATTTTAACAACATGTTTATCGCACTGCAACCGGGCAGCTTCTATTGGATCGTTTGAGAGAATAAATATATTCATTAGCCTACCTGCATATCAATTGTATTTACGAGGTCTTCAACAAAAACGTCTGTTACTTTTTTGTCTGTGATACAAGTATGTACACCTTTGACTTTGCGGAGACGCATAAATGTTACATCATAAAGATCGGATCCGTTCAATTCGATTTGAACTTTACCCTTCCATTTAACCATTCCGCTAGTTTTGAACATAATACCATCTGTTGATGTACGCATATATTCTTTTGAACCCCAAGCCCAAAGCGCCATTTTGTCGATTGTTTTGATTTGGGAGAGGATTGTTTCTGCTACAGACATTGGATCTCTTTCTATGTGTGATTCTGTTTCTATAGTTAGAATAGCATAATAAAGTAGGCTTGTCAACCCTATTTATCAAAAAGTTTTGTATATTTTCTATGCTGTTTGATATTCCACTTTTCAACAACATCGTCGCCGTTTGCGTCAGTGGTCAAGATGTATGCAACAGTTTTCTTAACTATCGCAAAGCGAAAGCCTTGATCCATATGCCAAGGAGTTGTTACCCATACTTTATGAGGATACTCTTCACCGAAGCCAGTCTCGTTATTAGTTGAAAATTCAAAAAAGTTATCGTTCTCTTTCAAAAGAAAACTACCTTGGATGCTGCTATCGCCGTATGTGAAGCCTACATTTTCTGGTGCAAATGACATTGTGTGAACCCTTTCAAGTGATTCTGTTTCTACAACTAATCTAGCATAAACAGAACCACTTGTCAAGAGGTTTATTTTACGCTACCTCGAATATTTGCGATTTAGTTGTTATGTAATTGTCCAGATACTGTTTCTTAGCTTTGATTTTTTTTACTAGATCAAGTTTTCCTTCATTTGTAAGTTTTTGTGCATAATTTTCTAATTCGGCACTATCGTTCTGAAGTCTCTGGAGTTGATCGTTGGACATGGTATTTCTCCTTGAAAAGTAAAAAGCCAGCTTCTCCTGGAGAAACCGGCTACAAAGTTTTTTATTATTTTTATTGGGTCGCGCATATTGTGTTATTGCGAAATTAAATTTGGAAATGCCTTTTTTACCGTTGCTTTTGTTATTCCTGAAATGTTTGTTTTGCTCGTCATGTTAATTACAATCTCCGCGTCTTGAGGGTGAATAGATTCTAGCAATTTAATATAGAGCATTTCACGCTTTGCTTTTAACATTTTATCGCCTTCCAAACCCTTAACAAAGTGTTTGAATTGCCTGTTTTGTTTTAGCAAACTTGATGGTGAGTTATGCCCTTGGTTCTCCTCAAATGGTGGTTTTCCCGCTGGCACATTCCATTGAACTATATCGTCGTATGTTCCTCTCAGAACATCTTTCAAAGCCCAACTTTCGTTCTTTTGCAAAATGGCAACTTTATCGTCACCTTTCGCTTTTTTCACCTCTTCAAATATTTCATGGATATGCTTTCTCATTATATGAACTCCTGAACGCTTTCTACTAATAATCTACATCTTTTCTGAACCAAGTATGGAAACACTTTACCTTTGTTTTTTTGTGGGTCTTGTGCTTCATACTTATTTATAATCTCATCTTTGATGTTTTGCGGAGTTTCTGTTAAATCTACAAGTTTTTTATTACGAATAAAGTTTCTATATGTTTCTTCATTCATACCCATCTTTGGATCTTCACTGTTATACCAAGAGTCCATTTTCTTTTTAGTCATAGGTTTTTGTCTAATACCTTCAGCAATAGCGTTATCAGGAGAAAGAATATTTGGTACGCCGTCAGAACCACAACCCTTAAAGATTTTCTCCATAGTCCATCTGTGTGCATCGTCTGTAGATACAAGCTTTTTTGTAATAGGACTGAATTGCTTTACGTTAGACATTTTCTGTAGCTGAATAAAATCGTTATCGCCAGAAATGATCATTACATTCTCATGCTTGCCGAACTCTTGTGTCTCAAATGCAATACGTGCAATTGCATCGTCAGCTTCACAGCCCCACTGCTTAATTGTCTTGTATGGAAAATTGTCGCCGATTTCTTCGAAAATCATGCCGATAATTCTAAATGCTTCTTGCCAGTCGATCTTAGATTCGTCACGACCTTCAGAACGTCTCCACTTGTAATATGGATAAATTTCTTTGCGAAAGTTGCCGCCGCCATCAGCAACGACAACTATCTCTCCATACTCTTTAAAATACTTTTTACGATACATTCTGATCTGATTGAGAATCATTGGTCGTATAATATTTTCATCAATAGGCTCTTTTCGTGCCAGCATCATACCAATAGCAACGCCATTATAGTCAATTAGAATCATAATAATCTCCGGTTTGTTTCATTGTATAATAGCATAATGGCACTTACTTGTCAATAGCTAAATTCCTTTTTTCTTTTATTGCTTCAGTCAAATCGAGGACACTTTCTCTTTCTATTAAAGAAATTATAGTTTCTGTTACGCCGATCTCATGTTGAATTTTCCCTAACTTTGTCATTAGTTTATTCATTTCTTTTGTATAAAATTCTAACTCTTGTTTCTTTCTGGCGCGTTGGTCGTATATGTCAGTAATATCGATTAGTTTAGGTTCGGGAATAATAACGCTCTTAGTCATTAAGTACTACAACACCTTCGTGAAGCAACCTTTGGCGATTTACCATATGTTGAACTTCTACGTCTGCTTTGTTTTGACCGAAATATTTTACAGCTTGTCCTTCATCGATTAAGATTTTAGTCGCTCTAACTGTCTCATTAACACCGTTTACAGTTTTATGTTCTAGCATAAAGTCTCCTAGAACACGACCAAATTTACCTTTAGCATCTTCGCCAGACTTATCAACCTCAGTCTTTAAGACTTGAGTAGATCCTACAGGAAGCAATTCTTTCAATCTTTTTTTACTTGCTAGACCAAAAGCCTTTTCTACTAGATCGCGGGTTCGAGATTCTGGAGTATCAATTCCCATCATTCTAACACGCTCTTTATGAACCCATATGCCAAAGCCTAAGTCGATATCTATGTCTACTGTGTCACCATCGACAACACGTAAAATTTTGCATTTATATTCATACATTTTTTATTTTTCCTTTAACATGACTAGCGTGTATTTTAACGCCAATAAATTGATTGTAATATTCATCACGAAAAAGAACTTCGCGGTCAAATTGTTCTTTAGCTTCAAAATAACTCATTAGACCTTTAGTCTCACAAAGTCTCAATATTTCTCTGCTAAATCTTTCTGGACCGTCGCTTTCTACTAATAGCTTCAATTCTTCATTTGAGCCGTAATATTTCATCCAATCAGATTCTTTTACGACTTTACGCTTTCTGGTCTTTCCTTTTAACGGAGCTAATCGTCTTGTAGACCAGAACCCTTTCTTTCCAATATATAATTTTTCGTTAGTGTTGTCTTTAATTTCATACACAAACCCCACCCAAAGCTTTAATTCTTCTTCGGATGGAGCATACTCTTTACCTTGATAAAACCACATTATTCGTCATATTCATCATCATCGGCATGCAAATCTACAGGACTACCACACATTGGACAAGCTTCCGGCTCTGCGTCTGCGTCTCCGTTTAAAACTTCTATTGAGGTTTGATATTGGCATAGAGGGCAGTCTATATAAAAATTCTGTTTTGCCATACAATTATTCCTTATCTTTTCTGTTAATCATATATAGCACTTCCAGATCAACCCTCACAGGAGGCACAATTCATTATATCTCTAACCAATTCTTGTGCTGGATTTGCAGACCGTTGGTAATAAAACGTCTTAACACCACATCTCCAACCTTCAATTATTAACGCATTAACGTCTTTTGCAGATACGTCTGGATGTATTAAAATATTGAGCGATTGGCTTTGGTCGATATATTTCTGTCTTGCGCCTGCCTGCTGTACGATAGATAGAGGAGTAATCTCAGAAAATGTCTTGAAAACGTCTTTTTCATTTTGTGTTAGAAAATCTAAATGTTGAACAGACCCACCATGCTTCAGAACATCTACCCATACTTTTTCATTATTTTTTCCATGGTCGTGGAGACAACCTTCAAGATGTTTATTTCTAAAAGTAAACTTGCCTTTTGCCAGATCTTTTGTGAAATAATTAGATGCTAGAGGCTCAATAGCAGGTGATACTTGACCGAGAATAAAAGAGGAAGATGTTGTTGGTGCAATAGCAGTGCGCGTTAAGTTGCGCTCACCAGTTCCCAGCATACCTTTTGGTTCACCATATTCAATAGCTAACTCTTTAGACGCCTCTAAAGAACGATCATCAATAAATTTACTAATTTTGGTAGCTAACATATGTGCAGTAAAAGATTCAAACGGAATCATTTTAGATTGCAGATATGTGTGCCATCCAAGTTGTCCTAGACCTAAGGCTCTCCAATGTGAAGCAAAATCATGTGCAGACTTCATAAACGGAATATCTTTAGTCTTTTCACAATACTCTTCCATAACAGCATCAAGAAACCAAATCATAGTTTCTACCGCGTCTGTGTGTTCCCAATCGTCAAATGTAGCACAATTCATAGACGCAAGATTGCAAACGAAAGACCATTCTTCACTTGACGGTAAACAAATTTCAGAACAAAGATTAGATGCCCAGATAGTAATGTCCTGATCTTTAAGAACCTGCGGTTTATTATTATTGACTGTATCTTTAAAGAACAAATAAGGATAACCACTTTCTCGCCGCTTACGCAAAATTCTTGCCCAGATAGTACGCTTTTCGTTATCGCCTGCAATCATGGATTCCATCCACTCATCGCCGATACACACGCCAAGACTTAGATTTATGATCGACGAACCTTCTTCACGACATTCTAGGAATTCCATAATGTCTGGCGACTCTACATCAAGATATGCAGCACAAGAACCACGGCGAACATTGCCTTGAGCGACAACGTCCACTGTAGTCTCAGCTAGATTCATAAAATGAATTGGACCGTCTGCTGTACCTCCACTTTTAATCTCAGCACCGCGGGATCGCAGTGCTCCGTAGTATGCAGATGTACCTGCCCCCATTTTAGTTTGCATACCAATTTCAGCAGTTTTCAAAAGAATTGATTCCATATTATCATCAACGAATACGCCGTTGCATGAAATGGGAAGTCCTTTCTTTGTGCCGAAGTTTGACCAAACTGGTGAGGAGAGACTATAAAAGCCTCTACTCATATAGTCGTAAAATTTATCAGCAAAGCCTTCTTTATCAAGAATGACTTCCGCTGTCTGTGCAATATTCCGCACTCTTTCTTCGACAGTCATATTCCCGTCAATATATCCACGACTTAGGAAAGTCCGTGAATCTTCATTTGCCCATTCAAATCCCATTATATAATCCTTTAAAACAGATCGTCAGCAGTAATGCCTTGACCCTTTGCATATTCGACAGGACGTTTTTGAAAAAAGTCTGTCATATTTGCACCCAATAATTCTTCCTCAAACCAGAAGGTCTCATCAACTAATTCTTGATCAAATTTGATTTCACTGCTATCAAATCCGATCTGATCTAAAGATTCTGCCATACGATATGCAATAAAAGATTTTAGAATATCTGCATTCAAACCTTTTACTGAATAGTCTCCCATGATCCAATCAATAACTTTACTTTCTGCTTTCAGTGAGTCGATACACTCTTCCTTAATTCTTGCTAACATTTCATCGTCAAAATATTCTGGATACTCATTACGCATAGTTTGAATTAACTTGATTCCAACTTGTGCGTGAAGCATTTCTTCATTTCGTGTGTATTGTACTTGTTGGGCACAATCTTTCATTACTGCTCTGTTTCTATTCAGATGCATCATTATATAGAACTGGCTAAAGAGGCTCACATTCTCTACAAACAGCGTAAACAAAATAATTGAATAGATGTACTGCTTTTTATCATCTTCATAAACTTTATTATTATATTTACGGAGATATTCTACACGACCCTTAATGACTTCCTCATTCATATTTTCTTCGAACACGTGGTTCATATGAAGAACATCAAGGATTTTTTCATAAGCCATGTTGTGAATGACTTCAGAGTTTGCCATTGCATATCCCAAATCTTTGATTGAAGGATGAGGCAAATGCTTGCCAACATCAGCCCAAAAACTTTTGACTGCAATTTCGATTTGTCCAATAGCGGACATTGTACGAACAACCATTTGTTGCTCTTGTTCATTCAGATCAGTTTTAAATTGTGAATAGTCTGATCTGAAATTAAATTCTTCTGGTGTCCAGAAGCCTTTCCAAATAGCCTCGATAAAGTCTTTTGTCCAAGGGTAAAGGTCAGGTTTTCTAGCAATTTGTTCTTCAAACAGCATACGTCTTTCTCCGTCTATATTTCGATGATTTTTTGTTATCTAGTACATTATATAGTATTATTCAACTCCCGTCAAGAGCAAAAAGACACATTTATTTTATATCTTTCGTGTGACATATAGTATCTTATGCGTATATTGACTCTTTAAGAAAATCTGTTATAATAAGATTCTTCTTAGTGAGGGGGTAGTATACTATTCTACCGTAACAGCATCTGCCAACGCACCATCAGCAGCAATATAATATCTCTTATATGCTTCAATGATTGCTTGCTGTTGTGAAATGTACATCCTGATTTCAGATATGTTAAGTGCTAAATTTTTATAGCCCTTATCTGTTAATCCAAAGAGAACTAAGGGTCTACCAGTTTTATTTTGTTTAGCAAATACTTCCTCAGATGTTTCTGGAGTAATAAGAGTCCATTCAATTTCTCTTGCTGAAATTTCGTCAGCTTTAGGCAATACAAGCTCTGGCTTATTTACCGGCTTTGTTGCTATTTGGATGGGTGGTGGTAGACTCTTCCCTAATGATAAGCAACCGCCCAGAAGTAATAAAATCATCATACAACCAAGGGCACTCACTATTGAACGATTTCGCATTTTTAGCAGACCTCTCTTTTTCAGTAAATTCAGCGCCTGACATTAACTCAAAACATCTATTAGATTTAACTGTAGCTTTATTTATTACTCTTTCTACAAGGGCAGGTTTTACTGCGCCCAACATACCCATGTCATGTTGTTCTATCTTTTTTGCTAAAATCTTGTTTCTGGTTCGTGTTCTACGCAATTCTTTATTCGTTGTATTTAGCTCGGCATTAACTGCTTGAACATTCTTTTCCATAGTCTTGATCGTTTCGGTCTGCGTTTGAACAGCCATTTCTAATTTGGCATTATTCTCTTTTAACAACTCTATTTTATCTTGCATGTTATTCCATGTAGCATAAGCCCCGTATCCTATTGAGGATACGAGACCTATCAGAAATATCATTACATATATTTTAAGCATTATTTTTTCATCATACTTTTAAACGATTTTAAAACAGTTTTTCCTTCTTTAGTCTGTTTTGTATATCTTTTGTCTGTAACATCAATCAGTTTAGGTCTACGCATTAATTTTTCGTGACCAATAGGGAAGTTGCCATGAGAAGCTACGTTACCCGTATTATTTGCAGGAACATCCTCACTTACAGATTCTTTAAAATCTTTTGCAGTAGCTCCATGTTTAGAAATAAGGTTTGTTTTTGCGGCAGATGATATCCATTTAATATCAGCCTTTGCAACTTTCATAAGAGCTTCTTTATCAAACTTAGCAACCATCTTACTCATTTTCATTGCTTGATCTAAAGGAAGTCTATCTGGCATACTTGAGTATTGTTTTTTCAACATAGCGATTTGCTTTGGCGAAACACTCTCAATAATCATTTCAACATCAACAGATTCATTCATTTTCAACCATTTTGCATCTGTTCTCTTTGGAGCACTAAAATCAACTTTGTTCAACCATTTATTTTGAAATTTTGAACCGCCGTGTGCAACATCATATCCAGAAGCATACATATAATCTTTTATTTTAAGTGCCAGTTCTTCCATGCGTTCATGAAGGTTTTCTACAGAACGTCCATACTTTTTCGATAAAACGACACTATCATCACCATAGTCTAATTCACCTTCTACAGACTTATACCAATCGTTCAATACTCTATACAAATCTTTTGGAGTCATTTTTTCAAG